TTATATACGCTCAAATTGGAACACGGTGAAAATATTAGGCTGTGCGTTCTGGACCGCCCGCAGCGTAAAACCTGAAACACTCAACGTAACCGGGAATGTGGTGCTATCGACCACCTCAATGCCTGACTGGCCGACATACACTAACGCACCGCCGCGAACGCTACCCGACGCGGATTGGCCTTTGATTGTCATCCGGTACAGGTTTTTAATCCCTAACCCAGACGCAGTTTCGTCATCTATGTAGGCGAATGTTCGAACATTGGTAACGACAGATTGAGCTAAAGTTACGTTTTGATCGCCTACCCGCAACCGGTACTCCCCGAGGTCCAGATCTTTCGAGATGATAACGCGGCCCTGAGTTGCCTCAATGATCGACCCGAGATAAACGTCCTCCAAAACGGCGGAGGTTCCTGTGCTACGCAGACGCATGCCGTTAATGATAGTAGTGAACGCAGAGTTTGAGTTATACCAGCGAAGCGTTGACGTGTTGAACAGTCCGCCAACAATGCCGCCGCAATACGACATCTGAATATCGCACTTCCCGAACGGACTACCTGTAAAACCGTGGATTACGTCAAAATAGAAGTTATTAGCCGCCGGCCGGCGCACCGCCGTCACCTTCCCGGAATACCCGCCCATTGTTACTGTATCGCCGACGTTGAAGCCTGTGGCGACAGACCCGTTAGAAACATTATCTGGCTCTACGCACAGAATTCTGTTTGTGCCGCCAGGGTAGATGTAATAGTCGAGCAGCTCACGGCTATTCGCACCGTTGCTAAATGACTGCTCGCGGACCACTGACGCGTTAAAGCCTGCATCCAAGGTGTATTCGCACAAATAACGACCGTTGAAGTCTACACCGATACCCTGTGCAGTGAAGTACTGCGCGCCGTTGAATAGTTGAACGGCGCCGTATAAGCAGCCTTGGATAAATCCGCCGTATAGTTTGTGCCCTTCGCAGATAAAGCTTGGTGGACGGCGAAGTCGCACGCCAAAGTACCCTGTTGCCGCGTAGTTGATTCGGATCGTGTTATCCGCGGAGTTGAACTTGGTTGACTTCGTGTTCTCGTAGACCCCGCAGAAATCACGCGCGCGACCAACTTCGAAATAACAGCTGCCGCAGCCCATACCTTTCAGCTGGAACAGGCTTGCGCGTTTATCTCTGCCACTGAAATAACCAATGATAGTACGCAGGCCTACCTGGCTGCCGTTTGAATTCTCACCGACAATAACCGCGCCGGTTGAATCCTTCCAGTTGGAAAGTAGCGGCCAATCATCGCTGACTACCAATCCCCCCAAGGCAAGTTCAAATCCCTCCGCCATATCGTCCAAACGAACCGGGCCTGATACTGCATATAGACCTCGCCCATAGACGCGCGGGATCCGGTTCACTCGCGCATAGTCGATCGCCGCCTGGATAGCTACAACGTTGGCCGCTGCAGATTCGTAGTGCATTCCGTTGTCGTCCGGAGTTGATTTCTCCGCTGGTACCGCCCCGAACATCTCCGGGGTGACAAATCCCATAGCATCCTGCAAGCTTCCACCAAACGCATTACCGACAAGGTCAGCGCCGCCAGGTCCCTTGATGTCATTAATAAATTGCTCAACTACAGGGCGAAGCTGATCGGGGTCGTATTTCAGCACATTAGGGAAATAGAATTGCTGCGCCCCGAATGCATCATAGATAGCCATGCTATGGCCCTGCACGGTCACGAATTTAGCTATCTGGCCGCCATACACGGGGTACCCGCCGGAGTTGATAATAACCGGCTGGGCGATGGGCACGTGCGTGCCGTCCTCGTTCTCAAGGTATACCTGGATTTGGTTCTCGGGGATTGTCGGATCTGTGTCGATTTTACCGATGTAAATCCGGCCGTTCGCCGCCGCTTTGAATGCACGGGCGAGCGTAAAAAGTTGTGATGGCATCGAAACAACGACGTTCGGGACGATCTCATCGGCCATTTGTTTTTCTCCAGGCGTGTGTAACCCCCACAAGGCGAGGCTTGCGGTAGTGTTGAAGTGTGATTTTGTACCAAAATGGTACTATTGTTGATTTATACAGTTCGCCATATCATGCCGATCCACCCACCGGTGAGGCACGACTATGGAAGAGTTAGAGACGCAGTTTCATTTACGGTTGCCGAAAGAAACCCACGGCAAAATTAAGCAGCGCGCCAAAATGAACGGCCGTTCGCTCAACGCAGAGATCACGCTGATAATCGAGGAAGCGCTGGCGCGGCCGCCAAAAATATCCGGTTTTCGCAACGACGCAGAACGCCTGGCGTACGAACACGCCGAGCAGTTCAAAAAGGTTGTTGTCGAAACGCTGAAGGTGATTTACTCGGAAAAGTAAAGGGGCCGAAGCCCCATTGCACTATTTCTTGCAGGCGATAAGTAGATTTCTTGAAATGGTGCTTCCCGCCATGGAGAAATCAGGTTGCGCTGTTGCAATCCAACCTTTATCCCCTGCAGAAATGAAGGTGTCATAGCCTTTAGCGCCGCAGAGATCACCAGCTTTCTCTAAGCACATACCCCATGTTCTGGCAGTACCAGAACAGTCAATTGAGTATGCTTCACGTCCGTCTGGCGCGAAAGTTTTTGACGAATTAGCACACCCAGAAAGCAGTCCTATTGCAGCAACAACCAGAGTTAATTTCTTCATTGATATACCCCTTTTGATTTATGGCATAGATGATATATCTGGTTAACTATTTCTGCCATCCTTGGCCGTGGGTTAATATTCTCTGCCGTCGGCCTCTCCTGAAAGCCAGCCAATAATCCCCACTCTCGTGATCGCCTGCTTCTCCTCGCGCGTCAACGTTCGGTAGAACGATTTCCACGCAGGGGAATTAGCGATGCGCGCTTCCATTTTCCGGTTGATTGCCTGCTGACCCTTCTCCGGCAGCCTGGTTCCTTTTGCTTGCTTCACAACCGACCTGAATTCAGCCGACGCCAACAGACGATCTGCAGCGACGCTACGCGCCGGGCGGGCGGCTTCTTTCGCTGCCATCCCCGCTACAGCGCCATAGCTCAACGTCGGGCCGACAACAGGGATGTGCCCGAGCACCGTCGTTGCTAACGCACCTTTACCGTGGCGATATATCTTGTCCAAAGTTCCGCCTTCTGCATCAAACTGCTTGATGAAAGCGTTCAGTCGACCCGTTTGGATACTGCTCTCGCGAGCCTGACGCACTGCCTGTGAAACGGTGAACAGATTCCGCAAGTTGGTGGCAGTTCTTCCCCCCAGCTCTCGCTCCACCATCGGCAATGTGCCTGAGGATTTCAGACCTTGATACCAGTCCACAAAACCCGGTAGGTGGAACTCGTTCTCTTTGCGGCTGCCCTGGCTGAATGCATCGCGTAGCGACGTGGCCACCACTTCTCGCCGGATCCTCGGCGAGGGTATATCCTGCTGCAGCGCCCGGAATCCTTTCGCATCACCCTTGGCCAGGTTGCGGATAGCCAAGCTGGCTTTTGTGCCGATGTCGCCACGCAGGTCTTTGCCCAGCAGGCCGGTTAGCGCGTCCTCCATCGTGCTGCGGACCCCGATCAGCTTCTTGGCAGCCTGCCATTTATCGCCCATACCAGCAGCGACAACCGCCTGCTCCTGGTCAGCTGTCAGATTCGCATAGAGCTGTTTCAGCGCACCAGTCTCCTCATCGCGGAAGGGCCCCGAGTTTTTACCAATAGCCTGCCCGATCTGCTTGCGGATGTTGTCTAGCCGCGCATAGGTCGGCGCAGTAGCTTCAGTGCCAACAGGGGCGACGGAGTTATAAACCCGCCTCTCCATCGTTGATAGATGCTCCGCGCCGCCCAGTTCGTCCGCTTTGCCATCCAGATAGCGAATGATGTTGTTCGCTTCAACTGTCTGGCCTTTGGGGATAGCAGAGGAAATCTGGTTATAAAGCTGGTCCGATTTATTCTGCACAGTGGCAATACCGCGCTGGAAAGAAGACAGAAACTTGTCATTCATCGCAGCTTTGTCCGGTAGTGCGCCGGCTGCGTCCGTCATATCAGTGGCCTGTTTAGCGATCTTGGTTAGCGCCTGATTCTCCTGTGCCGCCAGCTGCGAACCAGGAACGGATTTCAACGCCTGTTCAAAATCGCGATAGGCCTGATTGCCTGATACGTGCGACAACAGCAAATCGTCTTCGCTCAGCCCCAATTGCTTGGCGGCGTCGATAACATCCTGTCGCGGTGCGACATCGCGCGTGGCGTCCGCCATGCGCGATGCAGTTTCTCGGTCAGCGGCAGCGCCAACACGCGCCGCCACGTCCTGCACTCCTTGTTCGGGTGGCACTGTGGCAGCCGCCTGCGCTCCTGGTGCCGTTGGTACTGTCTGCTCAGCCGCTGCTGCGGTTGCCTGCCCTTCACGTTGTGCCGCGCCGCGGATAGCGCCCGCAGCTCGGCCCCCAGCGGCCAGCAGTCCGCGACCTATTACGCTACCGGCTAGACCGGTGGCAAGATTACCCGACAGGTCATTATCCTGGGAGGACTGCGCAATCGCGCCGGGGAGGTTTTCCGCCAGCATATTGGCGCCCTGCGTTGCGATACGTTCTGCGCGCCCAGCGCCGGCTGTAGAGGCCAGCGCCGCCGCAGTACGTTCAGCGCCGAGGCCGGGAATAAGATACGGGCCGATCTCGGCCCCCAGCTGCGCGTAGGGGTCTGTAGGCTGCATGCTTTCTGGCAGGCGCAACTGCATCACCTGGTCTTCAGCTGGCACGCCTGCGGCACCGAGAGCGGTGTTCACCACCTGCCCGGGGATGTTGGCAACGTTCACAGCGCTTTGCGCTAGACCGCGCCCCGCCTGCCCTAAATTCTCCGCTAACGTGGGCTCCGGCGCTGCCTGGGCCCACGGCTGTTCTGCCTGCTGTGAGAGCTGGGCCAGTTCGTTTTCACTCCCTGGCTGAGCAGCCGGCTGTGTCCACTGCGCAAAACGCGGGTCAGTGACATAGTTGACGGTTTCCGTCGGGATCTGCGTTTTCTCACCGCGCATAAACTTTTGCACGTTGCCGGGACCCCAGTTGTAGGCGGCCAGTGCATCAGTGACATTGCCGTGCGCATCGAGCATTTGTTTCAAATAGCGAGCGCCGGCCTCAACCTGCAGCGCCGGGTTTCGTTTCAGCTCCTCAGGGTCGTAGCCCATGCCGCGAGCCGTGGCAGGCATGACCTGCGCTAAGCCGATAGCACCTTTCCCGCTAATGGCCCCTGCATTACCGCTGCTTTCCTTGCTGATCACTGCACTGAGCAATCCCGCTGGAATCCCGAAACGTTGCTCGGCAGCAGAAACAATATCGCCACCCTGTTGCGGTGGCGATTGCTCAGCCTGAGGCTGCTGGTATTTGGCCCACGGCCCATCTGAGGGTGGCGTGTCTGCTGGCGCACTTTGATATTTTTCCCAAGGTCCTGCCATTAGTTCTTTCTCCAGCTATTAGGATTGCTCGGGTCACCGCCGATGAACGTATAGCCATCTTCGCTTTGCCCTGCACGCGGTACCGCCGAACCATTCTGCCGGGAGTTAAATGCGCTGATCTTCTGCTGATAGGTATCGATAGTAGGCTGTTGCTTCTGCAAATAGGTGGTCTGGCGCTGCAGAACCTTCTGCCAGTTGTCTACTGCAGCTCGGGCGGCTTTCGGTGACATATTTTGATTGATGGCCAGAAAAGCGCGGGCTGCAGCTTGCCCTTCGGAATCTGACACGGGCCCAGTGCCTTTCATGCCGATAACACCCATCAATCGCGCCTGCCCCTGCATTTGCTCGATTTTGGACCATGCGTCGGCCGACTCGGTACCGGGGATCCGGGAGTTTACTGTGCCGCCAAATCCGAACACGCGGTCGAACACGTCGGGTGGAATGCTCTTCACCTGATTGACCGTGTCGTACATGCTCGCCACGCTATTCGCATTGCTTTGGTGAGCCCCGACGTAGTCCTGCATTTTCTGCACTGCTGCCTGCTGTGTTGCCTGCGATTTAGCGCTGTTCTCGCCCGCTTTCATACTCAGTTCCAGCTGCTTATTGGCGTTATCCGCTTGGTTCTTCTGGGCGGTGAGGTTCAGTTGTTGCTGCCCCTGGGAAAGCTGTCCCTGCTGATACTGTGCTTGTTGCTGCAGACGCTGCTGGCCAAGGTTGAGATTTGCCTGCGCGATCTGCCCGGTCTGCTGCAACTTGGCATTGTTCGCCTGCAGGTCAAAATATTTATCCGGGCCGAGCGAGGCGATCCCCAGATGGTCAACGAACTGGCCAAAGCCGGCGGGGTTCTGCTGGTACATCTGCGCCACGTCGGAGGGGTTAACGCCGACACGCGTCAAATCACCGGCGTTTGATTGCAACCATTGCCCCATGGCTTGGGGGCTTTGAGCTGCCAATCGCGCCGACGCTGCCAGGCTGCCGACCGTATTGCGCTGGTCTTCATCAATGAACCCCATGCCGTTGCGTACCGCTTCGAACTGTTCAGGGTACTTGGCGACAAGCCCGCGCATCGCACCGCGGTCACCAGATTCGTACGCATTCGCGTAGTCCTGCTGGAACGCCTTCTGGCGCTGGACCTGCTCGCCCTGCTTGTAGCTGTTGAAGATAGACCCAGCCGCACCCGCCAGCCGCACGCCGAGATTGTTCTCTCCGGCGCGCGCGCGGTCGTTATTATCGCGAATGAGGCTCAGCGCGGTATTTGCATCACTGGCTTGCGGTGCGTTCGTGTTGTTGGTGCCGATGCCGGCCAACAGGCTACCTGCGTTGCCTTGCTGCCACGTTGCCATAATGCCCCCTTAAAATAGTGAACCGAGTGCACCAACACCAGCGCCGATCGCCGTACCCCAACCCGGCATGATCGATGTGCCGACCGCCGCGCCAGCTGCAGCCCCCTGTAGGGCGCCGCCCAGTTTGGATGGCTGGTTAGCATTCGCAGCCGCCAGACCTGCCTGTTGTTGGAGTAGTTGGCCGGTGTTGTTCGCATAGGATTGACCTGCGTTGGCCTGACCCTGTAGCGCCCCCAGGCCAATGTTGGCTAGGTTCTGATAGTTGTTCATCTGACCGGTGAGCCAGTTCTGACCGAGCATCGGGGCGATCGTCGCTAAGCCGTTACTGGTTGCAGTCGAGCCCAGCCCGCCGGTGGCTTCCGCAGATGCCAGTTGCTGATAGCGAGCCTGATTTGCCAGGTCTTTAAATTGGCCTGAATTGTAATAGCTGTTCAGCGCCGATTGCTGGCCGCCGAGCGAGGATAGATTTTGCAACTGGCCGATATACTGCTGCGCCAGCGGCGTGAACGGCGCCAGGTTCTGCATATTGGTTTGCCACATCTCGCGCTGCAGTGCGGTGGCCTGTTTGGTTGCGTCCGCAGAAGCGCCAGCACCATTGTCACCACCTTTGCAGAGCACCGCGCGATCGCGAACTTTGTTCATGAGCTGGAAAATTAGCATTTTTGCATGTCCTCATACTGCGAGCGTTTGAGCTGATACAGAGTGACGCCTACTGTCTGGCCGTTGCTGATATATGCATCGTCCAGGTGACCTATTCGAGTTGCACCCAGCAGGCGGATGATTGCGCGTCCATATTTTGTGGTATCGGGCACCATCGTGATGCTGTTCGTGAATGGCGAATTTGCCAGGAGCCAGAGACAGAAAAGCCGATGCCCCTCGAGCGCGTACTGACCGCGAAAACCTGGGTCGTAGATGGCGTGGCATTCAACGACGCTTTGCCAGAAGTTGCGCACCTCGTGCACGCCGGCCAGCAACGCCCCTTCGTAAATACCGAGGTAAACCGCATCCGGCTTGATGTAGTAGTGATCGCCGTCATCGACAATGTTGCCAGTATTGGCCTGGTCGTTCAGGAACGCCTGCAAACGTGCCGGGTTGTCGATTAATTTAATTTCCATCAGTTAATCATCCCGTGAGTGCGCGCCATATCCTCCAGCGCTTTGATGCGCTGACGTGCAGCAATTAAAGCGTCGGCCAATGCTTGGATTTCGGTTTGCGTGTACGCTGCTCCAACGGAGAATGCCAGATCAGCGTTGAATGCGGATTTGTTCGCCGTACCGGTTGCGGCAGTCCAGCCGGTTTGGCGTGCTCCTATCACCTGCAGCCCTGCCACTTTGTACGAGATGCTGATATTGGCGCTACCGCCGACCTGCAGCTTGTCAGTCGTAGGGGTAGCGACGTTGCCTACGAGGAACGACCCGCCGGATGCCTGAACGGATTGGCTGGTCGATACCGCTTTCGATACCGAGTTAGTTTCCAGCGTGCTGATGTCGCTTTCGGCGGTGTCCAGCCGGGTGTCCAGCGCCGATATATCGTTGGTGTTTTGCGTGATTCGCGTTTCATGGTCCGCCAGTTCCAATTCATTGGCTGCTATGCGTGCTTCATGGTCCGCGAGCTCAGTTTCTGCTACGGTGATACGCTCTTCGTGGTTGACCAACGTGGCTTCTGCGGCAGTAATGCGCTGCTCGTGATCGACGAGCGTTTCCTCAGCCGCTTCTATTCGCGATTCATGGTTTGCCAGGACCAAATCCTGCTCGTCATTTTTTACCTGAGCGTCCCAAGCCCCTTGGCCTGCCTCGTTCGCTTTGTCAGCCACATTGCCCAGATCTGTACCTTGTTGGACGACATACAGGAGATATGGCTGAGAGAAAACGTTGCGAGGAAGGAGCGTTGCATCAATTCGAGTGGCCTGAATAACCACTGGCTTGTTTAAGTTATCATCAGCCATCACTCAATCCTCACCGAGCAATCGCTCAGAGTCACCGGCGAGCGGGTGATCACCCGAACTTTGAAGCCGATATTTTTCCGCACCCGGCCGAGGCGACGCCACAGCACACGCTTGTCGTACGCAAAAGGTGCATTTGCATCGATCATCTGCTCCCGGCCGTAATTAGACCCGTCGGCGGTCGAGGAGATAAACAGGCGCTCCGCGTACTGCGAAACACCTGTCGCTGCTTCGAGCTCGAAGTCGAACACGCGGGCGTTGTTGGCTTTAAACATCGGCGTGAAGAGCAGATGTTCCGCCTGCTTATCGTATTGCGCTGAGGAGTCGAACTGCAGGACTCCGACCACCGGTTCGATTTTGTCACCGACAGTAATCTGGTTCCCCTCGAACATGTAATCTATCGCCCGGTGGGTATCGTCAAACAGCCCAGTTTTGAGGATGCACCACTGCGGACCGTTCTGTCCGGCTGCCGCGTCGTAGCAAAGCACATGCCGAGGGAGATGGACGATAAGCAATTCGTGGCTATCGAACCTCACAGTTTCCATTACGCCAGCGGCGAGGTCATCCGCCGTGTAGCTGCGTAGCACCTTCTCAACCGTTGACGTGGCAATCGTAGTAGCCTGCCCGCTGTTGATGATGTAAATCGACGGCGCCCCAGTTGCCTGATGGCTAATAAATGCAAAAGATTCACCGAATTCGGTTTTGCAATACGTGCCGGCGATCCCCTTCTGCACCATTAACGACGGCTGGGAAACGTAGATCGCTGCTGTGCTGTCTGTAGCGCCGGTAAGGGAGAAATATTCGATGGTGCTTGACCCAAACATCACCACAAAATCACGCCAGATACCGCAACCAATGATTCCGTCAGGCTGGCTCTCCGCACTGTAGAACGGGCGAAAACGATCTGGATGTGACTCGTCCTCGAGGTCGGTGACCCCAAATGTTTGAGTGCCGTCCTTCACCCATATATAGCGGCCTCTGGCCCGGCAGATATCGCGCACGCTGCCAATATCGTACTGAGCGTATGAAACCCCACCAACGCTCTCAGGCCAATTTTGCAGCGTCTTTATTTCACCACCGTACCGGTGCAGCGTTAGCGTGCCATTTGAGGCCACCGCTTGGCTTGTAGCACTGTGCGCCATGCTGACGCGAAAACTGCCTGACACACTCCCTTCTTCAACAGTACCTTTGTACAGTTTGCCGCCCGCCACTCGATAAACCTGGTTCTGCACGGTGTTGAACTCTGCCCCGCGGGATGTTCCAGCCACATCGGCCCTCTTGGCCACCCCAGGAAAAGAGCGGAGATATCCGGCGGCGTTCAGCACCTCTTTCGGCGTGGCCAGCATATTAACCGGCAGCTGGTCGACATAATCCGCGTTGCGGTAGTCTTTACCGAGTCCTTTAGCTAGAGGTAGTTGGGTCGTCGGCATCTTCATCACCCTTGCGATGGAAATAGTAGTGGCCGTTGTAGGTCGGAATGCGGTTGCCTGACCCGATAGGCATCCGGTTTGGGTATCCCGCATCGCGATACACTTTTTTAGCCCGCGTAAGCGCGGAAGACTTGACCAGCAGTTCCTTGCCATAGCGCGCAGTGGTCGCCACCTTCTGCAATGGCTCAATCTGGTAGTCTGGTGCAATACGCATAGCCAGGTTGTGGTACACCGCGCTGAGGTGCGCCGTTTTCAGTCCGTGGTCGTCGCCATCCATCGCCGGTTCGCCTTCAGCGGCAAACTGATAACCAATGTCGATGCCGACCGCTGGGTCTTCTCGCCATTCCCCCATCATCATTTCGAGGTCGTTCACGCCGTCCTCTACAGACTGCGGCTCGACATCAGTCAGCGTGGCGTTGGAGGCGATGCCAATTTTGCGCAGCGCGGCGAGCACCAGATCGCCTTTTGTCGTGAGATTCATGGTCACCGCCTACCGTGGTTAAACGAACTCTTCGGCGCTATCTGAAGCCGATGATTTTCCTTTGCGTTGCTTCTTCGTCGGCTCAGGCTCAGGCTCAGGCTCAGGCTCAGGCTCAGGCTCAGGCTCAGGCTCAGGCTCAGGCTCAGGCTCAGGCTCAGGCTCAGGCTCAGGCTCAGGCTCAGCAGCATCAAAAAGCTGTGATGGGTGGTCAAGCCAACCATCGGCGAGGTGCTCGTCCAACTCGTCGGCTTCGACCACTTTCACGTGGGCTTTCAGCCCCCACACCAGCGTGCCGCCACCGTGTTTGTAAATCATCTGGGACATGGTCAATCCTCAACAAAGAAAAAGGGGCCGAAGCCCCTTTTCAGTTGGTTAAGCGGTCTGGTTGGCCAGGCCGACTCCGATCGCTTCTGGGCGTACCGCACACGCGGCATACCACAGCGCGATACGGCACTTGCCGGCCAGGGTCGAGATATCGCCCTGCGTCGCGAAGATCCCGTTCAGGCCGACGCCAGGGATGGCGAACGACTGGGTTTTCATGCCCGCGAACAGTTCGTGGTTAGCCGGGATCGGCTGCGATACCAGGCGGATGGAATCATCCGCCCAGAACACGTTCGTTTCCGCGGTTTTCACGTTCAGGATGTTCACTGCCATGGTATCGGCCAGCGAGGTGTTAACGTTCGCATAGGCGCGCTCTTCGGGGGTCAACGCGGTATCATCCAGCGCGATTGGCTTAGGTGCGATTGTCACGTTGGCACCGTTCACTGCAACCACGGTGAAAGTGGCGTCGTGAGTCAGCACGTTTTTAGCCATCTGTGACAGATACTTCACGCCAGCGAAGCTAATTTTGTCGCCGCGCTTCAAGCCGGTGCCTGCGCTCAGGGTGACGGTAGCCACGCGGTTATCGACGTTTTCCTTGTTGCCGTCAGTATCTTCACGCCACGCTTCTGGCTTGAATTTCTGCGCACCGGCTACGGTCAACCCGGTGGCAGTAGATGCCGCCAGAGTCGGCAGTTTAGGGGAACGCAGCACGTCATCAAAACCAGCCACCTGCCGCTGAATGCTGCCGTTTTTATAGGCCTCTTCAGGGATGCGGCCGAAGATGTCGCGGTTGATCAGGTCATGGCCTGCGCGTTTGTAGTCGCCCGGGTTGAAGAAGTAGGACAGGCCTGCGTCGCGGTTCAGTTCGCGGGCAAACATGATCTCTTCTGCATCTGCGACGAAGTCCCAGCCACTGCCAGTTGCGGTGCCAATTGGCTGCGGATTGGTGACAACAAGCGAACCCATATCGACAGCCTGCTGCGCAATAGCCTTCTCGACGTTGTTCGCCAGCTTTTTAGCGGACGCCTGGATGCGGTGGCGATAAGAGCGCTCATCGCGCAGATCGTCAGCACGCAGTTGGAAGAAGTCGTTGTCTGGGTCGCCCATATTGCACTTCACGGACAATTCCAGCACACCAGTAGCTTTGTCGGTCAGGTCCCAGCCGCTTTGGGTCGGCGTTTCCTGCTCAACCGGCAGCCAGAAGGTGTTGCCAGAACGCTGCATCGACGGCGCTGGAGGGGAGTATTTGTTAGTTTTCTGCGCCATTGGCGTCAGGTTTGCTACGGTTTCGACAATTTCGTCTACCGCGTAGGTGATCATTTGACCTTCGTTAAGAGCCATTATTTGAGTTCCTTAAGCTTTTGTTTGAGCGCGCGGTAAGTCGCGGTGTCGCCTTTGTTGGCGGCGGCTTCCATTTGTTTCTGGAGCGAGTCTCGGTTCGCTGCAGCGGCCTGACCTTGCACAGGCTCATCCACCGCCGGCGCGCCGGAGATTTGCCGCGCACGCGGTTTGAGAGTTAAACGATCTGACAGGCGAGTCAGCTCGATGATGGCCTGCGTTTGCGGCAGGCTCAGGATGTCGCGCGCCTTCTCTGGGTTTGTGCCCAGGTGGTAGAAAATCGCTGCGGACTTTTCAGGGAACAGCGCCATGATCTCCGTATCGATGCCCGGAGCGAGCATCGCGCGGAAGGCGTCTTCTTTCGCCTGGTAGTCCGGCAGGTTGAGCTTTTCGGCGGCGTCGTAGTGTTTGCGTGCTGCATCCACATAAACAGCTGACTGCTGAGTGAACTCCTGGGTTTTCTTGCCCTGGGCGGCCACGGCGTTGCTGCGAGCATCCTGCGCTTTCATCAGCCATTCAGTGTTGGCTGCGTTGAAAGCGGCAAGTGCCCGCGTCTGGTCGTAGTCGTACTTGGCAAGGCCATCATCTGACAGATATGCGTTGATATCCGGCTGAGCAGGCAGCTCAGGAGCCACTCGCAGGGTGTCCGGCAGTTCGCCGCGCTGCACCGCTTCGGCTTGCTGTTCAAGCTCCCGCTGGCGTTTTCGCTCGAGGCGTTTAGCCGCGAACTTGGCGTTTGTCGCCGGATCCTGCTTAGGTTTTGCCTCATCGTCGTTCAGGACAATATCGAAGCCGTCTTCCTGTCCTTCGCTGGCGTTGGCATTGTCGACCAGCTGATCATCCGCAGGTGCCGCCTGCGGGGTGACGGGCAGGGTTTGTTCTTCAGTTGCCTGAATTTCGGTGGTGTCGGTCATGATTTAATCTCTCGCTATTGAGGAATCTCGGCTGCTCCGCCGGAGGGTTGATTTGCTTGCTGCATGAGATTGGTTAAATCCATGCGGCGTGAGTGAATTTGCCCTTGCCCTTTGAGGACAAGCTCAGCGTCAGCGCGGGCGCTATCTCCCTGCTTATTCTGGAAGTCGCCGAGCAACTTAAGCGCGGCGAGAACATCTTGCTTCTTGGTGCTGTCAGCGGAAGCGAGAATCTCGACCACTCGCGCGGCCGATACCTGAGCTTCCGTCTGGGCTTTGAACGCCTCGACCTGGATCTTGGCCTGGTCGTTCTGCGCCTTCTGCAGGTCGGCCTGCCCGGTGAGCAGAACGCCCTGAGCCTGCACCATTGCAGCATCAGGTTGCCCCTGTTGCTGTTGTGCTTGCTGAACCATCTGAATTTCTTCAGGAGTCTCCGGTTTCTTGAGCCCCTGCGTGACGAGTTGTTTCGTAGCATAGTCCCGAGTGATCTCGATGCCCTTGCCATCTAGCAACGATAGGAACTGGAGTAACAGGACATTCCACACCGGATGTTCCGGTGGGATTTTCTGCAATAACTCCCCTATCTCCGCTCGGTTCTGCTCTTTCATGCTCTGGAACGATGGCCCCACATCGGTATAGGTTTCATACCGGCCGCGGATATCATTCAGCGTAACCACCTCACCGGTCTGATAATCGACAACCTGTGTCAACAGCTGCACGTCCTTCTCACTGCCATCAGGCAGCGTCACAAGGACGTTTCGCGGGACGTCATAGATGTCGTTAACCATTGAGGCGTAAACCTCGCCGTCGCGGCGCATGGCCGTGGCCAGGTTGTCCTGGAACACGTACGTTTCCAGATCAGCGCGCATGTTCAACTGGTTGACGGTGTCGAATGCCACATTGCTGCCGGCGGCCTCGCTGTCCACGCCAAGAGTGGCGACTTCTTTCACTGCGTTGGTCGCGGCTTCAAGCATGTAAGCGTTGGCCTGCGGTACTTCCGGGTTGTCCATGTATCCCAACGGCTGCGGCGGAATGTCACCGCCATTTTCGTCGGTGCGGTTCAGCAGGTAATACGGGAAATCATCCTGCCCGCTGTACATGTATTCGTAGCCTGAAATCTGCTCCGGCCAGAAGAAAGGCTTTTTCTTCGGCGTACGGGCGACGATGTCGGCGTTGAACGACATGATCATGTTGCGCAGGCGCTGGCCGTCTTTCGTCAGCCGGACGACGCCCTCGTAGACCTCTTTGTCACCGGCAAAACCCCACTCCCCGTAAACCGGGATGATTGGCAGGTGCTCACCGGCGATCAGTTCACGATTTTTCAGGATGCACGACGAGGTGATGACAGATTTATAAACACGGCGACGCGTAACCTTACGCTCTGCAATTTTCTGTATGCCGCGCTCTGCTAACTCGTCGATCACGTCCGCAATATCGCGTTTGAAGTAGCTCACCGGTTCGCCTGTCAGTGGGTCCTGATAGATGAAAACGGTCTCTTTCTTCTCCTCAACCTCGTAATACTCGCCGACGTAGACAACGTCCTTGGTCAGCCAGGGGAACAACCAGGTCATATCCGGGTTCTGGAAGTCGGGAATGTCGTCGGGGTCAAAACCCTGTTCCTCAGCGTACGCTTTCCACCCGTCCAGGCTCATGGCGTTAATAACCGTGACGTGCCGGGCGTCGCTTTTATCCATCTGCTTGGCGTTGCTGTCCCAGACAACATGCGATGATGCCTCATGGATCGGCAGCCGGCGGATAATCTGGTTGTTGCTAGTTGGGTCCTGGTCTTCATAATCGGTGACCAGACGCCAGGCACCGACGCCCGCCTCGATCTGCTCGCGCACGGCCACGTTGACGGCGATTTTTGCCGTGTTGTGGCGCATGTCCGTGCGGTACATGCCCATCAGCGTATCGGCAGCGTCGGGGTCAGCGTTGTCTTTCGGTCGGTATAGCACATCGATCGGGTTCTGGCGCATCTCTGCGACCAGCTTGCGCACCACTGGGCGGACAACGTCGAACTGCCCCCGGTACTGCAATGTTGTGTATTGGTTGAGCCAGTCATCCCACTGCGACACCCGAGAAAAATACAGGTCGTTGGTCGCTTCGGTTCTGGCTTCGTCGCTAGACATCCAATCCCGATCGAAGATCGTCAGGATGGTCTGCAGCCTGTCCTGCTGCTTGTCGTTGTCAGCCATCATCTACCTCGTGGGACGTGGGATAGGCCGTATTGGCGCTGGGATTTTTTTTTCTTTGGGCTTCCTGATGTCGCGCATCATCCGCGCGAAGCGGCGCATCATGTAGGCGTAGCGAACGGCATCAATGACGTCATCGTTTGTCTTGGATATCTTGCCGTTCTCGTCACGGTGATAGAGTCGGAACTCCTCAAAGAAGGGTTCACAGGTATTGAACACCCGGAATCTACCTTCCAGCATGAGGTCACGAAGTTCAGTAAGACCGGACTCGACAGAGTTTCCGCCCTCCGCGAAAGTTGCGTGCTCCTTCAACATCTGGAAGCCCGCGTCGGAATATTGCGTTTTGAGCTGTGCTCCGCCGCCTTTTTCGTGTTGATGGCCATCGTGCGGCCACGCTACTGGTATGCGGTTTGACCATGCTTTAACGGCGCTCCAGGCCTCCGTGGCGGTCTTCTCGCTCTTCTTCCACACGCGCGCCAGATAGAACACGTCTTCGTCTTTGTCCCACCACAGCTGAATGTGCGCCTGCGGGTGGTCCCAGCCGAAGTCCTGCCCGTTGATAACGTAGAAGTGATCAGGACATTCGAATGGCTGGCATTTGAGGGTCTCTTCAGGGATCTGGAAGATGCGCCCGCTACCCATCGTCGGTATGCCTTTGGCACGTGCTTCGCGCTCATGCTCGGGATACGACTCGATGATTCGCTCGCGCTCGGCGTCGGTGTAGTGCTCGGCGTCGTGAATGGTCATCGTGACCACTTTTTGCGCCTTGCTCGGGTTCTTAATGAACTTCTCGACGACCTGCGACATCCCCATCAACGGGGTAAAAGTCAACAGTGAGAACTGGCCGTATTTGTTGGTACGGGTCAGACCTTCCGAGTAGATCGCGTACGGCGGCTCCTCATCGAACCAGACGCCGTGCACGGTATCGCCCTGCCAGCGCTGGCGCCCCTGCGAATAAGGCTTGAAGTAGCAGATAGACATACCATCTTCAACGCCATTTGGCGCGTGGTGGCGCACCAGCAGGTGATCGACCAGGTTCGGGTAGAACGGCGATTTCTTCCAGCTGATGATGTCTTCTTTCGGGATCAGGCCATAGCCTGGCTCGTCGTTCTCTTCAATTCGCCCGCAGAGAATGCGCTGAGTGGTTTTGGTGACGGTTTCGTTGGTCTCGCCACCGACCCAAAACACCACCGGCTCGTTGAACCGGCGGCCTTGCCAGTCGCCATCGTAGGCGCCTTCATCGGGATAGCCTGCGCCACCCGGATAGCGCCCGGTGAGGTGGAAGGTAACCTCCGCCCCCCCGGTGTAGGATTTACCCAACTGGTTGCCCGCCATGAAACAGCGTTCGGTATAATCGCCGCCAGCGTCCAGAAACTCGCGCTGCTTGGCGTACGGGCTGTATTCATACAGCATGTGCGTGCGGCGATACTCGTCTTCCTCTTCCAACAATGCGAGCAGTTCGGCCTGCTCCTCGTCGGTCAGGTCGTCAAGGTCAATCGCTGCGTTTACCACGGTTGAGCAACTCCTTAATGCGCGACTGCCGCACATCGCGGTTAGGCGCCGGGGTGACGTCCTCAGTCTCGATCTTGTCTTTGAAGGCCTGCACGCTGATGTGTTTGCCGATCAGCTCAAGGTTTCGCACCTTGTCAGGCCATTTGATTTTTTTCAGCAAGCCGACCATTTCGCGGTCTTCTCCGCGACCTTCAAACATTTCTGCCAGATCGAAGCCGCTCAAATAGCGACGCCATGCCGCGGGCCAGTCTGTGATCGGCTTAATGCTTCCGTCGGTGTTGAAGATGTCTGCCGCGTCCATCTGGTCGATCTCCACCAGGCGCAGCAGCACATAGTTGGAATCAATGCCGAGCTGCGCAAGGCGCTCGCGCTTCAGCTCGTCGATGCGTGCCAGGACTTCTGGTTCCTTCAGCAGGCGTGGACCGATGTTGCAGGCCGAACGGGCGCTATACCCTGCCCGCTCAGCCGCCGGCGCTGCTTTCAGATCGATGATGTATTCGCGGCAAAAAAGCTCTTTTTTGTCCTTGAGTTTTCCTGCCATGATTTATTCCTGTCTCGCTTGGCGCGAAAAATTACGCGCCCGCGGTAGTTGCGATGGAGATGTTGCCAGTGCCGTCGAAAGTCGCGGAGCCGGTGACAGCTCCCGTCAGGGTGATCGTGCGCGCCGTCGCCAGTTTGGTAGCTGCGGCCGCTGTACCGTTGCCCGCCAACGCGGTGCTGGCAGTGGTGCCCAGCGCCAGGCTCGAAGTACCGGCGCCGATAGCAGTGCGTGCTGCGGCCGAGTTGGCTGCGGTCAGGACCTGCCGGCCGACGGTTGTCGCATCGGTGATATCTGCCGAGGTGATATCGCCACCACCGCCAGGTGTGAACTGCGCTTCGAAAGCGGCAGCGGACATGAACACCAGTTGGCCGGTTGCGTCCTGCACCAAATAGCCGCCGACAACAGGTTTCCAGTCGCGCATAAAGCTGTCGGTCACAGTTACCGCTGGGTAGCCGCCATCTGGCGTGATAACGCCGTAGCCGTTGTCCTGCTGACGGATAGCGCTGATTTTCACAGCGTTAACCTGGGTGTTATTACCCGTAAAAATCGGCCATTTGTTGCTCATGCATCACCTCACTGGGCTGGAGTTTGGAACAGGTCCAAAGCTTCCTCAGCAGTGCGGATCGCTTTATCTGCGCGAGCCACAACACCGGTTTCGCTTTGGGCACGGGTGTAGCCGTCCTTAAACAGCTCGTATTTCAGCTTGTCGCCGCCAATGAAAGTGATCGCCTTCTCAGCCGCTGCTGTGTCGCTCTGAACCAAGCGGAAGATCTCTAGGTTCATTGCCTGCAATTCAGTCATCTCGATAATCGCCATTTGCGGGGAGTCTCCTGCGGTACGACTTAATCCTTGTCAGTTGGCATCCCTGGTTAATATTTACAGCCGCCTTGGCCGCACCTGTTGTCATTATCGAAGCCCCTCGACGAAGGGCTTCTGTAATGCGCTTAGCTATCCATCGGCTGCAGCGAGTTTCCGCTACGCTCCGGTTGGCGATAACGCCACGTTGCAAGGGTTGCGCCTCGCTCGCCCATCAAGTAGGCCACATCGCCGCCTGCACTCGTTTGCCCCTCACCCAGCGTTACCGAGTTGCTCAGGTTGTCGTACCCCTGAAACGAAATTGTGTTGCTGGCCTGGTGAAAGATCGGATCCTGCGCCGCGTGGATAACTTCGTTACCGTTGGCGGTAATAATTTTCAAAGTGAACATGGTTTCTTCTCCTGGGTCTTCTGGTGATGGTGGTTAATATTCCTGCTCGCTGGCGTTATTAACGCCGTCCAGCAGTTGGTTAACGATGTAGGCCGAACGGCTTAAGCCACCGAGCAGCGAATGGTAGTTGCCGAGCACGTGGCGCCCCTGCACAACCGAACCGTCGTCGGTGATGGCAACCAGCACCAGCGTGCGCAGCGTTTCGGTGTCGACCTTATCCAGAACATCGAGCAGGATGCGCCGGATCTTCTCTTTGTCATGCTCGATTGCCGGGTCGTTCTCGCCTGGCTTAATCAGGTTCAGCTTGGTTACGTTGTCCATGCATCCTCACTTCGCCAGGCACACGTTGCGGATGTAGTCCTGCAGGCCGGCTATTTGGCTGCGGGCGGTTTCTATTCGCTCTCGGAGACGGAAATAATCCCGCTCAGCGGCGTCAGTAAGTCTGGGGCTGGCTGCATTAGCCACGCCGGCGGCGCCGGTGGTTGTGCACGTGGCGGCGAGCTGCAGCTTGCGAGCGCCAGCGGCAACAAGGCGTTGCAGATCATCAATCTGATTCTTTGCATCGTTCAGTTCCTGGGTACGGTGTTCGTCGATGGCAGCCACCGCGCGCTGTGTGCTGTTCTGCCAGGCGAGCTGGTTAGTCAGCTGGCTGTTGGCCGTTTGCAGTTTGTCGCGTTCGTGGCGCAGCGCCTGATTGCTGATAGCGAAATACGCCAGCAGGCAGAGCACAACGGCCACGACAGCGGCCTGCCAATGCGGTAGCGGCCATGTCATGCGAGCACCGCAATAGCGCGTTTGTAGCTCGTCTCGCGTTGGTCAAGTGCATGCAACGCCGGATTGATGCGCCGGGTTGCCTCGCGGACATCGCCAGCCACCTGATTGATATTGCGCGAACGCCAATACCAGCCCGCCGAGCGCGCGGCGTTCGCGTCGGCCATCAGCAGTTCGGGGTTGGCGACCAGGTCGAGGCCCAGTGCTTTGCCACATGCTTTGTGGTTGTCGAGGAAGGTGATCTGGATCAGGCCGTGGCCGCGGAACTTCCAACCGTCTCCAGGCAGCTTGTTGCCGTAGCGGCCCTGGTAGACCAGGTTAGCGATCGCCTCCTGCCGTGCCGGGTGGTCCACCGTGCGGCCGAGCATCGCAGCCTGGTCGCTGCTGATGCGGTTGCCGAAGGTTGCCCGCAGCGCCGCCGGCGTGTAGTTGAACGACTCGGCCAGTCGGGTGAAGCCCTGCGACTCGTGGCCTGTCTGCGCGATGAACATCGCCTGCTGCACCGGTGTTGTGATGCCGAACTCCGCCATGGCGACGGTGATAGGCTTGAACCAGCGCACGGCCAGTTCGGCGCTGATGCCAGCCGCCTGTTGGAATTGGTCTTGTGTCATGGTGATTATGCCTGCGGTTTGCTGTTGTCGTCGCTGACGCCGAAGCGCTGGTTCAGCACGCGGATCAAAACGCCGCGCACCTTCTCAACGCCGATGAAGCCAATGGCGCCGCCCAAAGCGATGGTTGCCGCTGGAGGTAAGCCGATAAGCCCCATGCATGACGCCGCTGTCAGAGTCAGCGCACCGCATAACGCCCCTTCCAGCAGCATCTGGCGCCAGCCGCCGCCGGTGTAGGCAACACGCAGAATGGTAATCACAATCGACATGAGTACACCGCCGATGGGTGTTTCACCTCGCCACCAAGATTGCAGCAGCTCGATCCAGTCAGGCCAGTTATGCGGATTGGTTGGCATCTTCATATCCTTTCCCCTGCCGGCTGTGTCGGCGTTGGGTGTAGAGGCACTGGAGCGGCGTCACGTCCTGAAACAGGATCTCTATGCCCAGCTTCTCCGCCAGGGCGAATTCAGCGCGGGCGCCCTTACTGCTACGCCAACCATCCAGCATGTAAATCGCGTCAGCGCGCTGCAGCATGGCGATGCACACGCACATGTAGTCCACCTCAGAAAGCCCATCAGGCAGCACCGCAGGGTTTAACGCTACGCGCCCCGCAGCCGCGATATCTTTCGCCGCCGCAAAGAAAGCCGGGCGGTTGAATCCAGGTAGGCCCGTCATTGGCCCTGCGATGTAAGTTTTCATGTAGGGGTTCCAGAAACGAAAAAGCCCCAGCGGTTAGCCAGGGCTGCGAATGTGTTGGTGGCAAGTAACGGAATCGAACCGTCAAACGTGAGCCCCAATATGCACACGCCACCCCCGGTGGACCTGCCAAATATTTTCAATGCGGAGCGCCATCCACCAAGGCACCGACACCAACCCCTACGTCGCTTCGGGACACGAAGTTAATCGGATGGCGCTCTGCATTGAAAATTGTCTATTTTGAGGACTTTTTAACATAATGAACCTTACGCGCACCACCGTAACACCGCTCACCGCGCGATCGTGGCGAGCTGCGTGTTTTGTGCAATCTTCTGGGCGATACGGCGGAAAACGGACTGCATAAACCGTGCATAAAACAGGGTGCTTTTTGCATAGCCAATTTTATGGCTGAAACGGCTATTTTGAGAGGTTTTCTGGTTTTGGGCGCCAGAAACGACAAGGCCCCGCCGAAGCGAGGCCGTGTTTCACGAGGTCGGTGTGCATATACAACTCTTGCACGTTATCTGTATAGCATAGTTTTCTGTGTACACAAAGAAAATCTTATTCGCACACTTCCGGATCCATGTCCAACGGAATGCAGAACGTTGCCAGGCACCCTTCCAGAAACGCCTCAGTCGAATACAGCGAGCGCCGCACCGCGTTGAGGTCCATGTTTAGCGCCTCCGCTATCTGGCGCAGCGGCAGCCCGCCGATGTAGCGCAGGCCCAGGATCAGCACGTCTTCCCTGTCGCGTAGCTTCTTGAAGCGACTGACGCAGCCGTCGATCATCAGCCCGTCGTCATCGCTGCACGATTTGCCGCCCCCTGCCATCGGAAGGCGCGCTGGCGTGACGGACATCGCCGGCCAGTCCACCGACGTGCATTTTTCTTCACTGACCGCCCAGCGGCCCCACCGCTCTAAAACTTCTTGCATATTTCTGCGCATTCGTTGTGACCTCATCAAACTTAATCTTTTTTGCAACTTCGCCCGCCGCGCTGTGCCGGTTGTTGTGGCAATGTGCTGCGAACCGCTATTTGTTCGCTGTAACTTGCGAAAAATTACAAGTTCACCACCTAGACCACCTGTGACCACCTAGACAGCTCTTTTAGATCCTTTTCCCTGAAAGCCCTTATATATATAAATGGGGTTCTTACTTAACAGGTGGTCTAGGTGGTCTAGGTGGTCTTTGTTTCGTGCAATCAGTAAGTTGCAATTAGACCGCCTCTTCCGCGTAGGTGGTCTAGGTGGTACTAGCCACTGCCCACACTCGTTGCTGTTTACCTTCGATTAGTCGCCGCACGCGGGAGTAGCCGCAATTTTGCAAAACATTACTTATTCGCATTTCTTCGCGCTTTCCAATGCTGCGCGGGTCCAGCCCGATGGCGTCCCGCAAAACGTCAGCTGCACGTAAAAAATCGCGTGTTCGCGGTACCTCGTCGGTCAGGCTGTCGGGAGCATCGAGCCAGTTCTCGACGATTTCGAGCCATGCATCCTTAATGGTGTGCTGCTCGTGTTCCCCCGCCGCCAGCACCTCGGCCTCGTGGAATTGGACGCCGCCAAGGCGCTTAAACGTCTCCCGCGCCTCTGCCCACAGCTGCAGGACATCCTTTTTAAGCTGATCAACCGCAACTTTACCGACTCGCAGCGGCAGCCACCGGCGGTTACCGGTATCGTCTGCGAGGAACTCGTCCTGGTTGGTGGTGCCGATGAACACCAGCCGGCGCGGGAACTGCGTGGCGAACTCTCGATATTTGGGGATCCAGTTCTCGTGCGTGCGGGTGATGAAGGCCTTGATGGACTCCAGCTCCTTGGAGTGCAGGCCGCGCAGCTCCCCTATTTCGGCCACGAGGCGCCCGCGCATCTTGCGCGCCAGGTCGTCATCTTTTTCCGCGAACGATATCTCGGTGAAGAACGACGGGTCTGGTGATAGCGCCGCCACGCCGGTGGATTTACCGCAGCCCTGCGGGCCGACGAGGATAGGCACCATGTCCGCCTTGCAGCCTGGCGACAGCACCCTGCCGGCCAGCGCCGTCCACGTATAGAGCGACACCGCGCGGCAGTATGCCGACGGCTCAACGCCAAAATAGTGCTGGAAGAAGGTATCGATGCGCGGCACGCCGTCCCACTTCAGCGACTCGAGCCAGGTCATGGCGCTGTCGAACGGCTGCTCGTCGGCAGCCAGCATCACCACGTCGCGGATCAGCTCCTTGCCCACCGCCTCGAAGCTGCGGCGCTCCAGGGTGATGCGCAGGCGCGAATAGTCGGCGTCGGCGAATGACTGCCACTGGTCGCTGCTCTCGGGCGCGAACATGATTTCGTCGCGGAACTGGTCGAAACGGATCTGCAGGCCGCAGAAATCTGGCCGCATCACCGCCTTGGCGGCGTTGTCGATGGTGGCCTTGATTTGCCCTGTCTTCTCGTTGCGAATAAACGCCGGCAGCGGAGGTTTCTCTGCTGGCGCGAGAGGCACCACGTCGAAGTCGTTATCGCGAATGCCGATTGCATTCAGGTAGTCGCCATCGTTGCGGTGCGCGCAGCTGGCGTGCAAGCAGCGGAAATGCCCCTGCTCAAACCCGCCGGTGCCCGCAGGGAAATAAGCGGTTGCGGTGTTGTCGGCGCTCTCGGTGCTGTGTCCGTCCTCGAATGGACAGCGAATATAACGCTCACCGCCGGCGCCCCAGTCGAGTGTCCAGCCGTTGGCGTCGAGGTAGTCGGCCGTCTCGTCTGTGGCGCCAGCATCGCGCCCGCTACGGTCACGTGCCCGCCCTTCTTTCTCGACGACGGTCTCGCCTACGCCGAACACGGTTTCGAGCATGGTCCACACTGCCTCGAAATCGTCGGCGCCCACCACCGGGATATCATCCGGCAGACCGCCGTCCCACAGATAACGGGCTCCGCTCGGGTGTGTACCCAGCGCGACGAACTGCTGTCCGGTGGCCAGAAATTCGATATTGCCGGCTTCGGTGCGCAGGATGCGTTTCGACATCTGCCCCTCGAGCTGGAACGCCAGCAGGAATTTCGGGCTGTTGTCGCGCATGCGTTTGGGTAGCGGGCCGATCATGGTGGTGACCGCGTTGAGAATCGCGTCGGCGACAATCGGATCGGACACGTCCACATCCAGCGCGCGGACGGTGCGCGTCTGCAGCAGGATGCCGTAATACAGTCATTTCGACCGCACCATGCTGCGCCACGCACTTCAGCGATTGCTGCCTGGTATCGTGGTGGGCGGCGTTGAACGCTGGCGCGACACAATGGTTAAGGCTCTGGCGCACGGCCTCCCCGGCGCGCTGGGTGCATTGTGCGAAGTGCTCAACGTCGACACCGACAAGGCGAAGGATAAAGCGGGTAAGCAGCTGATCCAGTTGTTCTGCAAGCCACGCCCGAAAAACAGCAAGCTGCGTCGCGCCACGGCCAAATCGCACCCGGCGGAGTGGCAGCGCTTTGTTGAATACGCCGGCCTCGATATCCACGCCATGCGCGCCGTCGACGCCAAGCTACCGAACTGGAATTATCAGGGCGACGAGCTGGCGTTATGGCATCGCGATCAGCAGATCAACGACCGCGGCGTGTGCATGGACATAGCGCTGGCCGAAGCCGCCATCACTGCCGTGGGTGATGAGCAGTTGCTGCTGGCAAAGCGCACGCAGGAAATGACCGACGGCGAGGTGCAGGCGGCGACCCAGCGCGACGCCATGCTGAAACACATCCTTGAGGCTTTCGGCGTTGAGCTGCCAGACATGCAGAAAAGCACGCTCGAGCGTCGCATCAACGACCCTGATCTGCCCGCCCCGTTGCGCGAACTGCTAACCATACGCCTGGCGGCCTGTACGACCAGCACCAGCAAATATAAAGCGCTGATGAAGGGTGTCAGCAGTGACGGCCGGCTGCGCGGAACGCTTCAATTCTGTGGTGCCAGCCGAACCGGCCGCTGGGCCGGTCGTCTCTTCCAGCCGCAAAACCTCCCTCGCCCGACGATGAAGCAGGAACAAATCGATCAGGGCATCGAGGCGCTGAAACTGGGCGTCGCCGATCTGGTGTTCGAAAACATCATGGAGTTGACCAGTTCCGCGCTGCGCGGCTGCATCATGGCGCCACCAGGCAAAAAGCTGGTTGTCAGCGACCTGTCAAACATTGAGGGCCGGTTCCTGGCATGGCTGGCTGGTGAAGAGTGGAAGCTGCAGGCGTTCCGCGATTACGACAACATCCTCGGCACCGACGAGAACGGCGAACCGATTCGCGCAGGACATGACTTGTATAAGCTGGCCTACGCACGCGCCTTCAACATGACGCCCGAGGAAGTCGATAAGGCCATGCGCCAAATCGGCAAGGTAATGGAATTGGGGCTGGGCTTTGGCGGTGGTGTGGCGGCGTTCGTGACGTTCGCACTGGTCTACGGGCTCGACCTGGAAGACCTGGCCGACGCTGCACTGCCGAACATCCCTATCGCCGTCCAGCGAGAGGCGAAAAGTTGGTGGCAGGTGTCGGTTAAGCAGAAAAAAACCTACGGCCTGTCCGAACGGGTGTTTATCACCTGCGACTCGCTGAAACGTCTGTGGCGCAATGCACACCCCAAAACGGTTAGCCTGTGGTCCGAACTGGAGAATGCCGTGCGCCGCGCAATCTCGCAACCGGGTAAGCAGTTCAACTGTCGGCGGCTGAAGGTCCGCAAGGATGGTTCCTGGCTACGTATCGCCCTGCCATCTGGTCGCGTCGTCTGCTACCCAGGGGCCGCAATCGTCAAAGGCGAAATCACTTACATGGGTGTGAACCCGTATTCGCGCAAATGGCAGCGCCTCAAAACCTACGGCGGGAAACTGGTGGAGAACGTTACCCAGGCCGGCGCCCGCGATGTGCTAGCCGGCAACATGTCGGCCGTCGAGGCGCGAGGCTACGAGATCGTGCTGACCGTGCACGATGAGGTGATCACCGAGGCACCAGACAAAGACTTCTACTTCCACGACCAGCTAAGCCGGCTGCTCGCCACTAACCCTGCATGGGCTCCAGACCTCCCGCTAAATGCCGGTGGGTTCGAGGCCTACCATTACCGTAAGGATTAATATCTTACGCAAAAACTATATATATATATATATATTATCCATTTTTTAGACGATGCCAATCTCTTACGGCGATAGCTAAGGGGTCTGTAATAGCATTAGCTCCGCCCGAGGTAAGCAATGAATACATACTTGATGAATCAGTATAGCTAAAATCAAGATCGTATGGATTATTTACCTTAACACCACATTTGTTTGCTGATTGCACTAAAGCGTCTAAGACACCATGACATATTCGGTCGAATTTATTCCTGCTTACTTTGTAAGATATATTAACCTCGGCATCCATGTGTAAGGAAAAATATGATGAGCTGGGATATAGCACTAATCTAACATCTGGCGACCAAAATAAAAAATCCTTATCCCTAGCTTGATTCTGAATATACTGAACATCGATTCCAACATTTTTGAATGCTTGTACTAGTTCAGGGATAAGTATATCAAAGCGCACTACCCCATTGTGTTCCAGGTGCCCTTCGGCATACAACCCTGCCCACACCTCAGTAGTGGCTGCGTTGTACATTGGTTTTATTTCAGTTCCCTCCGAATGGAGATCAAGAAACCAAACATCACCTTTAGCTCTATAATCTTCATATATTTCGATAGGGATGTTATTATCTTCAAACATAGCTCGAGTTATAAGTCTAACTATGCCTATAACATTAGAAGACGCACCGGAGTGTACTAACTTGCTCTGAGACGCTATTGCAGGTATCGAAGGTACCAAATCCCCTACACCTGGCATTATACCCATCATACCATAATTATTTGTATCCGCAGGGTATAAGCATATTTGAGACACCTCATCATCAATCTTAGGATACAATCCAACAGGCTTAAGATAACTGGTCGTATTTGCCATCAACTGAAGGAATGGATCAGGTGACAAAATGAAGTTTTTATGTCCTACAATACGACCCATAGAATTAATTAAACTTAGTTTATGCCCCCTAAGAAAAGTGCCGAACATGCTAGGCTTACACTCTAATGCAACAAAACTATCTTGCCTTAATTTATTTGATTTTAGGTCATCCAATAGCGACGCAATATTATCGTAGCGTTTAGCCTGGCTTTTCTTCACCGGAGTTATCATCTTTCTTGCCATGTTTACGATAAAGCTTTTCACATCGCCATACAGTTGCCGAGTCAATTCTTCCGAAGATGATTTAACAATAGTATTTAACGGGTCATCCGACATTTAGCCCTCACTAACTGACAGTAAAGAAATCTCAAAACAACAGTATGACATAGGAGGAAACGTTTTGACATATAGCCGAGAATCCTCAGTTGAGCAGTACCTGCGCGCAGAGGTAAAAAAGGCCGGCGGTATTGCGTATAAATTCGTGTCGCCTGGCATCCGCGGCGTTCCCGATCGCCTTGTGCTGCTACCGGGCGGCCGGGCTGTGTTCGTCGAGTGCAAAGCACCGGGCGAGAAGCCGCGCCCCGACCAACTGCGTTGTCACGCCAAGCTGCACGCGCTGGGCTTCGAGGTGGTGGTGCTGGACAGTAAAAATCTGGAGGGCATATTGTGATTGGATTGAACATTTATAACTGGTCGCGGCGTGCCATCTGGTACGCCGTTTTTGCATTCTGCGCCAGCTTCTGGCTCGGCGCTTTCGGCCTGATGCTGATCGTCGTAGTGGAGTGGGCGAAATAAAGCATCTCCCCCGCTTCCCCCAACATCCCCAAGGTATAAACCATGATTAACGTTGTCAGCTTCTCAGGAGGCCGGACTTCTGCGTACCTCGCACACCTGATGCGCCAACAAGATCCTGATACGCGTTTTGTTTTCATGGACACCGGCGCAGAACACCCGGCCACATATCAATTTATACGCGATGCCGTAAAGCACTGGGGGATTGACCTGATATGTCTGCGCGTTGTCGTTAACCCTGAATTAGGCAAGGGGAACGGCTACCGGGTGATCAGCTTAGATGAGATCGGCCCCGACCTGGAACCGTGGCGCGCCATGTTGGAAAAATACGGCACACCATACGTGGGCGGCGAGTTCTGCACCGACCGTATGAAGCTCGGCCCATTCAAAAAGTACTGCGACGAGCACATAGGCCGGAAGGCATATCGCACGTGGATAGGTATTCGCGCAGATGAACCAGCGCGACTATGGGGCGGTTTACTACACCGCAGCATGACTAAAGCAGGGATGACGCGAGAGCAAACGCTAATCGCCTACCGGAGCGGCATGAATACCTATCAGTGGGTGTCGGAAGATTGGGCGAAAATAGGTCTCGCAAACGACTTCAACACCCCTTCAGCACTGTTGGATAAATGCATGAAGAGGCTTAGTCAAAACGCATCGGAAAGCACCAGTTATTTAGCTGAAATATCTGACACAGGGAAACATGATGTTATTGACTGGTGGTCTCGTCAGCCTTTCGACCTAGGGATTCCCGAACACCTCGGGAACTGTGTTTTTTGCATAAAGAAATCCATTCAAAAAATAGCGTTAGCTGCAAAAGACGAACCGGAATTGGCGAAGCAGTTCTGGCAAGTTCTTAATGCTAATAGTGTTCGTAAAATGGAAAACCGTAACGGGACAGACCTGGACATGTACTGGGGTAAAAATAGCTTCGGGGAAATAATCACAATGTTTTCAGCGGAAAGCAGGGAGGAGCTTGCAGCACGAATGCCATCCCAGCAACCGATAAGGGCCGCCAATACAGCGGCCCTTCCTTTTAGTGGATCCACTTCTCTACGACACAAGGACGGCTATGAGTTCATCTAAAAAAGTATTCACCCCCCGCCCTTACCAGAATCTCATTATCGACCACGCGCTGCAGGTACCGCGCTCCAACGTGTGGGCTGGCATGGGCATGGGCAAAACAGTGGGCACGCTCAGCAGCCTGGAGGCGCTCTACTGCTCCGGTGAAGAGACGCAGCCGACGCTCGTTCTGGCACCGCTGCGCGTGGCGGCCAGCACCTGGCCGGATGAAGTCGCGAAATGGGGCCACCTTCGCAACATAGAAATGCAACCAATCGTCGGCACTGCCAAAGAGCGCGCCGCGGCGCTGCTCAACAGCAACGCCAGCGTGTTCACCACCAACTACGACAACCTGGTGTGGCTGGTTGAGCAGCTCGGCGGCCGCTGGCCGTTCGGCACGGTCATAGCGGACGAAAGCACCCGGCTGAAGTCGTTCCGCCTGCGGCAAGGCGGCAAACGCGCGGCGGCGCTGGCGAAAGTTGCACATAAGCACGTGCACCGCTGGGTGAACCTCACCGGTACGCCAGCGCCGAACGGCCTGATCGACCTATGGGGCCAGGCGTGGTTCGTTGACCGCGGTGATAGGTTGGGCCGCACCTTCAGCGCGTTCACCTCGCGCTGGTTCAACAGCATTCAGTTCCCTGGTCAGCAATGGTCGAAACTGGAGCCGTGGCCGCACGCGCAGGAGCAGATGCAGGCGGCGCTCGCCGACGTGACGATCTCCCTGGATGCCGCCGACTGGTTCGACATCGACGAACCCATCCATAACGTTATCCGCGTAGAGCTGCCGCCGAAAGCGCGCCAGCAATACCAGGACATGGAAAAGGAGATGTTTCTCGAACTGAACGGCGCCGACATCGAAGCGCTAAATGCCGCGGCCAAAACGGTGAAGTGCCTGCAGATCGCCAGCGGCGCCATTTACACCGATGATGCAGGCAACTGGGCGAAAGTGCACGATGGCAAGCTGCAGGCGCTCGACAGCATTCTGGCCGAGGCCGGTGGTATGCCGGTGCTGGTAGCCTACCATTGGAAACACGACCTGCAGCGACTGCAAAAGGCCTTCCCTAAGGGGTGCCAGCTCGACGCAGACCCGCAGACAATCCGCGACTGGAACACCGGTAAAATCCCTGTAATGTTCGCACACCCGGCCAGCGCCGGCCACGGCCTTAACCTGCAGGACGGTGGCAACATCCTGGTGTTCTTCTCGCATTGGTGGGATCTGGAGCAGTACCAACAAATTATCGAACGCATCGGGCCGACGCGCCAGGCGCAAGCCGGCCACAACCGACCAGTCTGGATACACCACATCATCGCCGCCGACACCACCGACGAAATGGTGATGGAGCGGCGCAATTCAAAACGTGAAGTGCAGGACATCCTGCTCGAAGCCATGAAAAAGAGAGGCATGTAATGGGCGATAATCCGATCGTGTTCACGCGGGATATTCTGTCCCGCTATCAAATTTCAGAAAAGACGCTGTGGAAATGGCGAGACAAAGACCAATGCCCGAAGGGGTTTAAGCTGCCCTTCCCGGCGCCGACGATCCCCGGCAGTCCAAACCGCTGGCGTCTTTCCGATGTGCTGACCTGGGAAGACGCCAACAGCGCGAAATAAGTTACCCTGTAACCCCCTTCACATACTCCTCCCACACCCCCAACCAATGCCGCTGATCGTCCATGTAGTCGTGCAGATTGTAATGCGCCATCGTTCCTGTCATCAGGTGGCCGAGGATTTTCTCGATTACATGCGGCGGCGCGCCCTGCTCCGATAATTTTGTCGCCAACGTTCTGCGCAGGTCATGCATAGACCACGGCTTCATTCCAGCCCCTTCAAAGACCCGCCGAGTATAATTAGCCGCTACCGACGGCCCTACCGGTCTATCAAACTCTTTTCCTGGCATACCGCGCTGCGACGTCACAACGTGGCGAGTATTCACCTTTTCGCGATGGGCCAGCAGCAACGCTTTTGCCAGCGGCGGCAACGCGCGGCGCACCGCCACGCCGGTCTTATACTCTTCTTTCGGCACCGTCCAGGTGTCATCCTCAAAATCAAACCAGTCCCAGCACGCCCGGCGGATCTCCGCGGTGCGGCACCCAGTCAGCAGCATAAACCGGATAATCAGGCGCGCCTCGTCGGTCTGGTGGTCATCCAACCATTGCCAGGTTTGCTGGATCTCTCGATCTGCGAGATAGCGTTTTTTGCGCGCCGGAGCTGTGCCTACGTCACGCGGCCCCAGCCCTTCCAAGGGATTCGCCGCGATATACCCCCGATTGACGCAAAACTTGAACGCGCGTTTGCACAGCGATGTCATGTAGTTGGCCATGACACTGCTATCGATAGAGTCCAGTACCTCCAGCCAGTGCATCCGGGCAGTTGACTCCATCCGCAGTTCGCCCAGCTTGGGTTTGATGTGCTTGCAGTACACCTGCAGGTAATAGTCGATCTTAACCGAACCGTTCGGCCGACAGTATTTGTCGATCCAGTAGTTGAAGGCCTCGTCCACCGTCGGCGAAGTGTTGCGGGAAAGGCGCTCTAAACGAATTTTTTCGCGAGGATCGAAACCCTCCGTCAACCAACCGCGCAGCACCTGGCGCCGTTCGCGCGCCTGTGCGATGGTCATCGCAGGATATTCGCCGATCGACAGTTGCACAGGCTCTTTCACCCACCGGTAGCGGTAGAAGAACGTAATCTTGCCGGCTTTGCTGATCCGGGCATTCAGCCCGTGGCTATCGGAAATGATCTCTATCGCATCGCGTTTTTTACCCAGCGATTTTTTCAGCTTCGTGTCTGTCAACAT